ATTGCCAAAGTTTGAAAAGGGTAAGTTTCTTGAGATGTATGTTGAAGACTTTGAAGGATTCGAGGGCGAAGGCGAAACCATGACGCAGTTTGGTTTGGAGATCAAAGATAATTTGACGCTCACAGTGTCTAGACGAAGATTCCTAGAGACATTTGCTGCTGAGGACTATCCATATCCGAGAGAGGGTGACCTTGTTTTCTTTCCATTAAATAATTCACTTTTTGAGATTGATTTTGTTGAGAGAGAATACAATTTCTTTAGTTTTGGAAAAACATTTGCTTACCAAATCAAGTGTAGTTTGTTCAAGTATTCTGGTGGAGATTTCGAGTCTGGATTTGATCAGATTGACGGGGTTACATCAGCGGCAGTTGACAAGTTATTTACAGTTAGTCTTACCGGAGGCAATGCCGGGGCTGGCACAGGAGAGTTTACTGACGGTGAGCGTGGAAACCTCTACACAGACCGAGCAGGCAGCGTGACGAGTGCTACAGTGGACATCATCGAGTGGGATACCTCAGTGGACATCGCAACCGTGAGGCTCGTAGACGGGACTACAGTGGGTGCTACGGCAATGGTCGGTGCATCGTCTGGTGCGTCCTACGGAATCAACACCATTGGATTGACGGCAGAATATTTTGTTAAAGATGCCTTTGAAGACAATACAGAACTTGATAGGGAAGCCAAAGGGTTTCTTGACTTTACAAATACCGACCCATTCTCCGAGGGAGATTTCTAATGTTTACTACATTTTACAATGAAACAATTCGTAGAACAGTCGTAGGCTTTGGTAGTCTTTTTGATGATATTTTTGTTCAAAGAAAAAACTCCGCTGGAACTTTACAGAAAAAAATACTCGTTCCAATTACTTACTCTGCGAAAGAAAAATTCTTTAGAATGCTCAGAGAGTATCCGATCCTTAAGGGTGAGGATAGTGATATTCACATTGGTCAGGTCTTGCCTCGCATGGGATTTTCTGTCACGACAATCGACTACGATGGGTCTAGAAAAAGAAATACATTATCTCAAAGATTTTTAGATGGCGATGTCGATTCTGCGTCAGGTAAATTACTCACAAACAAAACACAGTTTGCTGAGGTTCCGTACAATATTGGATTCAATCTAGCGATTGCTACGCGAACAAATGACGATGCTCTTCAAATCATTGAGCAAATTTTGCCATTCTTCACACCAGAGTTTACGATTACAATTAACTACACATCTGAAATGAATACAAAAATTGATGTGCCTATTATTTTAACTGGCGTGACTCCAGAGGTAGAGTTTGAGGGTGATACGTCAGAGCAGAGATCAGTAATTTATAATTTATCATTCACCGCACAAACTTATCTTTTCTCGCCCATCAAAACAAACAAGATCATTCGGGAAACTCAAGTCACCGGATTCTTCTCAAACTTCGATTCCTCTGGTGGCATCAGTGGACCTACAGGTGCAGCCTTCAAGGCTGTGTCGAGTATCACCGGACCATCTGGTGCAAGCACCAACCCACCTGATGCGACAGTGACAACTGATGTATTTGAATTTGGTGGTAGTGGTGGTTTAAGTATCACTGGAGGTACATTAGCATGAGCCTAGAAGAATCTCTAAACATTGATCCAATCGAACCTGAAAAACCTGAAAAGCAACTTCGCAAAAGAGTTGAGGTTGATTTGTCAAACTATCCTGATCGACAAAAAATGGATCAACGAAAAGATTACACAGAGGTTCGTGATAATTTAAAAGATGTTATTGATAATAGTAAACTTGCAATTGATGGTATTCTAAAAGTTGCATCAGAGAGTGATAGCCCTCGGGCTTATGAAGTGGTCAGTCAACTTCTCAAGACTGCCACAGAAGCCAACAAAGATTTACTTGATGTTCATAAGCAGATGAAAGATCTTGAAAAAGATGAAACAACAAAGCGAGTTACAAACAATGCTTTCTTTGTCGGCTCCACAAAAGAGTTGCAAGATCTTGTGCAAAAGCAACTCCCAAAAAGAAATGTGAAAAAGATTAAATTAGATGACAACGAAACATGATGACAAATCGTACTTAGGAAACAAGAATCTCAAAGCCGCTGGCGTACAAACTCAATTCACTAAAGAAGAGATTGAAGAGTATACAAAGTGTGCAGCAGATCCGATGTATTTTATTTTAAATTACATGAAGATCATCTCTCTTGATGAGGGTTTAGTTCCGTTTGATCCGTACGAATATCAAAAAAATATGATTCAAAAAATTCACGATAATCGTTTCGTGATCGCCAAACTACCACGGCAGTCTGGTAAGTCTACAACGGTTATCTCATATCTTTTGCATTATGTGTTATTCAATCAAGATGTAAATGTTGCGATTCTTGCAAACAAACTTGCCACAGCCAGAGAACTTTTGAGTCGGCTTCAGTTAGCCTATGAGCATTTGCCCAAGTGGCTTCAGCAGGGTGTAGTAGAATGGAACAAAGGATCGATTGAGTTAGAAAATGGATCTAAAATTCTTGCATCCTCAACGTCCTCTTCAGCGGTGCGGGGTGGTTCCTTCAATATGATCTTTCTTGACGAATTTGCATTCGTTCCTGAAAACGTTGCTGATGACTTCTTCAGTTCTGTTTACCCTACGATCTCGGCAGGTCAAACTACAAAAGTTTTAATTATTAGCACGCCCAAAGGTTTGAACATGTATTACAAACTTTGGAAAGACGCTGAGGAGGGCAACAACTCTTATGTTCCGATTGAAGTTCACTGGTCTGAGGTTCCGGGTCGGGATGAAAAGTGGAAAAAAGAAACAATTCGCAACACCTCACCAGCACAATTTCGGGCAGAGTTTGAGTGTGAGTTTCTTGGTTCTGTTTTAACTTTGATTAATCCATCAAAAATTAAAAATATGGTTTACAAAAAACCCACACAAGAGAGAACAGATGGTCTAAAAGTTTATGAAGAGCAAAAAGAGGGACATATTTATTTTATGGGTGTGGATGTCGCTCGGGGTCAGGGCGAAGATTACCATGCCGCGACAATCATTGATATTACAGAGGAACCATACAAGGTCGTTGCACAATACAAAAATAATGAGTTGGCTCCTTTTCTTTTACCAAACATGTTGTTTCCGATGGCGAAGCGATACAATAATGCTCACGTTTTAGTGGAAATCAATGACATTGGACAAGAAGTCACAGATATTTTACACAACGAAATGGAGTATGAAAATCTTTTGGTCACTTCGGTGCGTGGCAGGAGAGGACAAGTTATGGACGGTGGCTTCGGTAATTTCGAAACACAACGTGGTATTCGAATGAGTCCAAAGGTCAAACGGGTTGGTTGTGCCATGCTCAAAGAATTGATTGAATATGATAAATTTATTGTTGAGGATTATGAAATAATCAACGAACTCGCATCTTTTGTTGCGAAAAAGCAATCATATGAGGCAGAGGTCGGACATCACGATGACTTAGTGATGACTCTTGTTATGTTTGCGTGGGCATCGACACAAGAATATTTTAAAGATTTGACAGACATAAATATCCGTGAGAAACTATACAAAGACACCATTCAAAAAATGGAAGAAGAGATGATTCCCTTTGGATTTATTGATGATGGTGGTGAAGAAACCTCATTTGTTGATGAGAGCGGGCAAACTTGGCACACTGTTGACGATGAACCGAGCCTGTAATCTAAGAAAGAATAAATAATAGGCATACTAAGGAGAATCGTCTATGGCATTTCAAGTCAGCCCCGGTGTTCAAGTTAAAGAAATCGATCTTACCTCCATTATCCCTGCTGTTGCCACAACGCGGGCTGGTTTTGCTGGAGAATTTGATTGGGGTCCAGCGGAAGTTATTACCACTGTTACTGGTGTCAACTCCCTGAGAGAGAACTTCTCTGACCCATCCGATACAAATTTTATTAGTTGGTTTACAGCAGCCAACTTCCTTGCGTATACAAACAACCTTCAAGTTGTTCGTGTTCTTGGATCTGGTGCTTTGAACTCTACTTCAATTGGCACGGGTCTTTTGATTAAGAACAGAGATGATTACGATAGCAAAAGTGCCACTGATTTAGGTGATAACGTCTGGATCGCAAAATTTGCTGGTGGTGCTTCTGGTGCAAATGATGGTACTCTTGGTAACTCGATTCAAGTTTCTGCATTCAACAGAACCACAACAAACATTGAGTTGTTTGACTTTAACACCTTTGGTGCTATCACTGGTATTGCAACTGCTGGTAGTTCAACTGAATCGGGTAACTACTCCCCACCTGCCGCTGACAAAACATTCTACTTTGCTTCGAATACTTTAGTTGCTGATGGCTTTACCAAAGGCACAGTTATTGATGTTGCAAATGCTGGAACCACTGGAACAAATGCTGCTGATAATTTATTGATTGAAGGATTGAACAGCAGACTCGTCACGGGAACCACCGCAGCAGTCGCATTTAGCATGACCGCTGGTAATACCGGAACCGGCTTTACAATCGGTGGAGCATCAACCGGAATCACAGGTCTTCGTGTTGTTGGAACCACGACACCGAGTTCAAATATCGCTGGTGGTGTGACTGGTACTCAAGTTAGAATTCATACCACAGGACATGGCGGTGCAGCAGTTGAACTTCTTGGCATGATTCGAGGCATCACGGCTGAAGCATCCGCCATGACTTTAGATATTGCGTTTGGTGCAGCGATTGGTGCAACATTCTTTGCCGCTGCCGGAGCGACCATTGACATCTTAGGTACGATTGAAGTTGGGTCAACCGCTGCGAATCAAGCAGGCAAAACTGCTGCACAAATCACACCAAGATTTGCAAGTAACTTTACCACCAATCTTCCTGCAACGAGTCAATTTACTTTGCAAAAAGGTGCAACAAACGACTTGCTCAATGTGGCAGTCATTGACCACGCTGGTGACTGGACAGGTAACACTGGTGAAGTTCTTGAGGTCTTCGATGGTGTCTCGGTGAACCCGAACGCTAAAGATTTTGCTGGAAACTCAATCTTCTACAAAAATGTTATTAATGATCAACCCGAATACATCTACTTTGGTGCGAAGCATGTTGATGCAGGATCTACTGCCGGTATGCAACCCGGAGGCACAGATAACCTTGGCAACGCGGGTGCATCTTTCGGTGTAGTCGCTGGTAGTGGAACAAACTATCATCTTCTGCCTAAAGCAGCAACCGTACAACTTGGTGGTGGCACTTCTG